CCTGCTTCTGCAGAAACTATTCTGCCCAAATCAGAAACTTCTTTTTCTGAGAACCCATCAAGATCAGCAGCAGTCATGTCTGGTCCACCAGAAACATCCACATCTGGTGCATCTCCACCACCACCATCATTATCAGGATTACCACCACCCCCAAACTTATTGAGGAAGTCCATAATTTTATTTCCAAGTTCTCCTAGGAATCCACCAGGAGTTTTCTTTTGATAAAGATCAAGACCCATTCTAAATGCTTCGGAAAGATCTTTTTGAATTTTTTTCTTTTCCGCAAGGGTTTGTTTTTTTTCTTCTGGTTGTTCTACTTCTAAGTTGACATTACCTCTTTCATACTCCCCACCTTGAGTAACAGTTGGTTCTCCACGAGTAAATTTATTATCTAGAGGAACAATTGCCTGTCTTTCATTAGGAAGTGCTACTTTATATCCAGTATCTGGACCATCAACAATAGCACCCATCTCAGCACTTACTTTGTCATTATTATCACTTACAGAATTTAAATATGAGAATATGTTTTTTTCAGTTTTCTCAGACTTATTGAAGAATTTATTAATTGGGTTATTATCAAATCCATCTTTTTTGACAGGAATGACTGCTTCTTTTCCATGCAATGTAGCAACTATTGGACCATCACTAACACCACCCATCTCAAACTCAGGTTGCTCCATCTGAGAAGCATCATTAATATCTTTTGCCATTAATGCAGCATCAATACCAACAGATGCTGCTGTTCCAAACCCAGGAACAGTAGATGCTGCACCTGATGCTAATTCAAGACCAGCACCAACAAAATCTCCTGCCATTGCTCTTTGAGCAGCAAATAATGCACCAACACCTAATCCAAGAATAGGAATTTTCTTTAATAATGCTTTTCCTACTCCCTTACCAACTCCCTTGGTAATTGCTTTTGTCCCTGCTTTTTTGGCAGCACCAGAAAATAGTTTTTTACCTATTTTTTTACCAGCAATATTAGTTTTTTGGAGACCTTTTTGTAAAAAGTTTTTCTTTTTAGGGGCAAATTGCGATACTTTTGTTTTATAAAGTCTATTATTTACAAATTTTCCTTCATTTCGCGTTCCCACAGGAGTTCTAAGAGTTTGTTTCCTTCCCCCAAATAATCTGTTTTTTTGCCTACCAAGGAATCGTTTAGATTTTTGTCCTGCTAATCTTCTTCTTGCACCAGGTCTACCAATTCTTCTTCCACCCGCAAGATCTAATAAATTACCACCAAAATCAAGTAAATTGCCGAGAATTCCACCACCACCGCCACCACCAAACATTCCACCTAATTTTTTATATCCAGCAAATCCAGCGGTATCTTTTGTTTCATCAATTTCTGCTTCTTCTGCTGCTATTTTAGCATCTTCAATAGCGTCTTTTTGCAGTTCAAATAGTTTTTCAATAAAAGAAGTATTTCTTTCAATTTTTTCTAAAATTTCTTGATTATCTTCTACTCTATCAGCAGTATCTTTAATTACTTCGACAAGTTCTTTATTCTTATCTTCAAATGCTTTCTCAATTGCAGAACCTATTAAATCTCCAGTTCCTACTTTTTGAATACTAGCAGGTTGGGGTGCTGGAGTTGATGGACTCTCACTACTCTTACTAAAAATAGAGTCAGCATCTCTAGCAACTCTATTCTTTTTAAAGATATCAACTCTTTGTTCTTTGGTTAGATACTCACCATCTCGACCAACTCCTTTAATTGCTTCGTCTAAATTATTTCCTGCAGGAGGCAATAATGCCTGCATAGAAATAAAAGATGATTCTGGATTTTGATTTTCTGCAGATTCTGCACCAGCGCCACTGTCAGTTCCAGTAGGTTCACCAGTTTCTGGATCTACTCTACCAGAAGATCCACGTTTTCTTCTTGCAAAGAGTCCCATACCTCTAAGGACTCTTTCTTGTTCAGATACAGCAATATCATCTTGTGGTCTTCTACTACCAAAGAATCCACGAGTTCTTCTTAGTCTATCACCACCAAATCTAGACTTAAATGCAGCACCACCAAAATTATAATGATCGACAGCATCTTGTGCTTGTTTATCCGACAACCCTGTCTTTTTAAATCTATTAAATGCTTCTTTTTTCGACTTGGCAGCAAGCATCGATGCATCTTTCACTCTATTATAGAGAGAACCGATAACAGATGTTGTTAAATCGCCAGTTGCAACGTTTGGGTATACGGACATTAAATTCCTACACTAACACAATCCCTACTTTATTTATTGCTTATGCTACAGAACCTATTGAATATGCTCTACGAGTAGAAGTATAATCTACTAAAGAATCCAATTCGTTTTTACCACTAGAAGTCGATGGTTGTGGTGCTGGAGCAGGTGCTGCTTGTGGTGGGTTATTTTGAATTGCCATAGCAACAATTTGAGTAGTATTATCACTATCATATGATGTTGCAACTTCCTGTGCTCTTTGTGTCTGTGTAACAGCAGGAGCAGATGTAGCAGAACTTATAGTTCTACCTCTGCGGTTTGTTTTTCTTCTTCTTTGTGTTGGTTGAACTGGTGGAGTTTGTGATCTTTTTGGAGTTCCTTTTTCAATAGCGTCAGCAACACTCTTTATCAATTCATCAAATTTAGCAGTATTCGTGAAATTTTTTCCATAATTCTTTTCCCACCACACCATAACACCAAGTTCAACTAGTGCTGCTGGTGCATCTGCTGCTACATTTACTGTAGCATTTCCTTGCCTACTGCGACCAATATTACCAAGATTTGTATTTTCCCTTTGAAATTTCTCTAATGCTTTTTGAATGGGAGCAGCAAATGCATCATCTTCAGCATCACCAGATCTGGTTATTGTCAAGAATCCAGTTCCCACCATTTTTCCAGATGCATCTTTACCTGCATCAAAGTGTAAGGGCAAAACACGGACGCCTTTTTTTGACTGTTTTAAAATATATCTATCATATGTTGCATAAGAAGAAAAAGATTCTGGTTTTACGATAGCAACTCTATAACCCTTTGCTTCTAATAGTGTTTTTAATTTTGATGCAGCAGAATCTTGATGATCGCGTTCTCTACCAGCAGCACCAGTTGATCTAGATTGTTTAAAAGATGTTTTACTATCATCATCAGGAAATTTTCCAGATAACTGTGGTGGAACATGATCTAATGGAATAATAATATCATATTCTCCTGTTGGTGCTTTAGATTTTACTACATCTTTAAGTTTCTCAACAGTAACATCACCACCTGCTCGAACAAACTTATCAATATGAGATAAAGGATTCATATGACCTGTAAGTGTTCCACCATTCCATCCTGTTCCAAGTTCAAAGTGTAAATGTGCTCCCTGAGAAGCACCAGTATTACCCATAGTGCCAATTACTGTAGCAGCACCATCTTTATTTTCAATTTTTTGTCCCTTTGATACAGCAATAGAATCTAGGTGACCATATAAACTATGATATCCATCATCATGCTTAATAACAACAAATTTTCCCCATCCTCGCGGACCTAAATCATCTAAATCTACAACAACTCCTGGTTTGATGACAGACATTTCAACACCCTGCACCCATGGACCACCTGCAATGTCAACACCATTGTGCATTCTGCCCCAGCGCATTCCATAACCAGATGTAAGGAATTTTGATGCAATTGCACCACCCTTTGCTGTCATACCAAGAATATTTTTTCCGTCAGTAAATAAATTTTTTAGTCTATAGATAACATTACCAGCAGCATCAACTGCTCTTACTAGTAAATCACTTGCAAGTCTGGTAATAAGAGTAAAAAATTTTCCAAAAAAATCATCAAAAATTACTTCAAAAAATCCTTTATTTTTAGGATGCGTATTTTTAAAATATTCAAATGCCTCTAGCGTTGAATTAATTATTGTTTTTTTGTTGTTTTTTCGAGTTACCAAATCTTTTGGTGGAAGAAGCACTGAAAATGCACCAGGATAATCCCTTTTCCTAGAAAGAAAATTACTCATTTTTTGGGATACTTCTTATGCCACTTATTGCTGTTGTGCTTTTTGTTCTTCTAAGTATTGCATGAGTAGAGCAACATATACTGCTCTTTCCCAAGGCATCCAGTTTTCAATCTCAGTCAAACTATATTTATGGTATTGCATTAAATTAAAATTAGTTTTGTAATACCCTTCCAAACTATTCTGAAAGAGTGCTATCCGAAAAAATTAGATAGTCCCTCTACAGTATAATCAGATTTTACACCAGTATTGGGATTTACAACACTAAAATTACATTTTAATTTTGGAATATTTTCAAAAAATTCTTCAATTTTTTCAAATTGTTGCCTAGTTAGATTTTCAATAAATTCAATTATCTCTTTTTTTGATGTAGTAGAAGAATCGTAAATATCTTCACCATCAAAAATTTGATCAATCGAGTCTGCCATAACTTCAAAAACTTTATCATTATTGATATCAATATCTAAGAAATTAATATCGATAAAAGTATCAATTCCAGGATACTTCATAACAACACCAGCATCTTCAGTTAACATAATTTTGTTGTCACCTTTTCCACTGGTATCAACTTTAATTTCATTAATATCAATAACTGCTGTAGTTTTTGTTGTTCCATCATCTTTGCAAACAACTTGCATTTCAATTGCTTCTCCAATAGATGCTCCCCTAATTTTTAAGAACAAATATTCAAGATCGAATACAGAAAGAGAATCAAGTTTAATTCTTGATTGAATGCAATTTTTGAGTAAGTTTTTTACTGCTGCTTTAATTTGAGCATCATCTTTTGATTCTAATGCTAGTAAGAGAACTTTTTCTTCTTTTACTAAAAATGGTCTATATTTAATGTTTTTTCCAGTACTGGGAATAGTTTCTTCATAAGTAGGAATTCCCAAATTTGGCAAAGCCATAATAATTACCTCAGGTCGTATGTATATTTAGCGAGACTTTTAACTAGGAACTGCTACTTTGTCCTTCTTTTGGATTTTCAGATTTTGCTTTATTTCCCTTTTCTTTGCTATTTTTTCCAGAAAGAGTATTCAATGATTTAATATCATTGTAAATGATGTAATGTCTAGTATATGCAAATTGTGCTGAAGTTTTTGTTACTTGAGAAGCGCCATATGATAACGGAACCGAATCAATACTTAATGGCCATGCTTGCTCCAAAACATAAATTTCAGAAACTCTTTGTGTAGCAGAATCTGGACCTGGTTCTGCTTTAGCAATTAAAATGTCACATTGATATTCATTTGGATATCTTAATTGCGTTCCTCTTTGTTTATCTCTTGTAAGAGGATTGACAATTACATCATCAAATTGTTGTCCTGAAATTACAGAAGGAGTTGAATAACTCGATAAACTTCCTTTTTCAATAAACATTGACTCAAACCATATATTTAAAAATTTGTTTGGGGTCATATTTGCATCACACATCCATCCCAATTGAATTTCAGAAAAGATTTTTCCTGTTGGGTATTTTACAGATGTTTCTCCAACAAATCTACCAACTTGATTACCAGAAGCAGCAGAAATGTTTGGTAACTGTGCTTCATCGCAAAACAATTCTACCACATCATTTGTCTGACTTGCAAATGTAATTCCAGCGCCCTCTAGTGCTGTAGGAACTACACTATCTCCGTAAAAAAGAAACTTAACAAGATATCCATTACTGAAGGACATTCCTCCATTAACGCCCATTGTCGCTAAAAACGACTTAATGTTACCTTTGTTTGCCACACTAAATAAGCTATGTTGGAACAACTATATTTATGGCATACTCTGGATTTTACAAACCTAAAAATCCTTACAAGTATCGTGGCAACCCAACTCGCGTTATCTATAGATCGTTATGGGAACGAAAGTTCATGGTGTTCTGTGATAACAACCCCTCGATAATAGAGTGGGGGAGTGAAGAGGTAATCATTCCTTATCGTGCTCCCGATGGCAAAGTGAGAAGATATTTTCCAGATTTTTACATTAAGGTTCGTGAAAAATCTGGCAAATTTACCAAATATATTATCGAGATTAAACCTAAGAAACAAACAAATCCACCGAATGAGAAAAACAAAAAAACTGCTGCCTATCGTAATGCTGCATTAACATACGCAAAAAACCAAGCTAAATGGTGTGCTGCGCGTGAGTATTGTGAAGACAGGCAGATGAACTTCTTAATACTTACCGAAGATCACCTAGGAGTATAAAACAATGGCAACTGGTTTTAAAGCTATACAGCGCAATGGCGTTAACAAAGATTCTGGTTATAAAACACTATTTGAAAAAATTTCAGAAAAAACTGGCGGAGAAAAGAAAAGTTTATCGTGGTATCGTTCTGCAGTAAAACATGAAGCGAGCACGTATAAAAAAAATTTTAATAAGTATATAACCGACGAAAAACGCGACCGATCAGGTCAATCTCAAGAAGAAGATAAAAATCAACTAAGACTTTTTACGGTAGAAGGTCATCTTTACATGTATGAATACAAAGCAAAGATGAGACATTTACCTTATTATGATAGATTTCCTTTGGTTTATGTTATTAAATCAAATCGTTCAGAATTTTGGGGTGCAAATTTACATTATCTTTCCCCTAAAAGACGTGTAACTGTGATTAAAAAATTAATGACTGGAATAATTGATATTCCTAAAGCATGTTTCCATAAATATATAAATGATCATGTTGATGGTTTGTATATTGATCTTGCTTCTGCGGAATGGGATACATCAATTCTATTACCTACTGAAGATTTTGTGAAAAATATTAATGGAATGCCATTTCCCATAGAAAAACGTATTGTCTGGGAAGATACTAATGATAGTTTTTATGATAAAATAAAAGCAAGAAGAGTAATTAGTGGATATGGAAGCAAACAGTCAAGGGAGATGTCTAAGTAATGAGTTATAACGAAGGAGACTATTACGGAAGCGGTAATGGTTACAAAGTTTGGAACGGCGAACGTTTTGTCTGGAAAGGTAGAAATAAAGGAAGTGGCAAAGAAGTTCCAAATCCAAATAACAGTGAAGACTCTAGTACAACAGATGAAGATAGTGGTGTAAGTGAACCCACTGGTGCTATTCGTTATCCCAGAGATTTTAATCCAGATACCTCAGGTATCGAATATGTGAAATTTACTTTCTGGAAATATAAAGAAGGTAAAGGTCAACTTGGACAGACTGGAGGTATAGGAGATTCTAATTACTACACTGATGAAAGCATATATGAACCTGCTGGTGGTCTTCCAGGATTAATTGTGGTAAATATGCCACAAGATATTAACACTCAATTTGGAGCACAATGGGGCGGCAAACAATTTGGATTTATATCTAAACAAATTACCAAAGCAGGTGGTGATCTATCCCAAGGAGATATTGGTGGAACTTATGATGCATTTGGAAAACTAGTTGAAGGCGTCAAGGATGGTGGTGATGCAGTAAAAGCAGCAGCAGCTGCTGCTATCGTTGCTGGTATCAATAAAATTCCTGGTGTTGGCGGTAACTTAACTATGAATGATCTTGTCCAAGGATCTGCTAGTAAAATTCTCAACCCAAATGTTGAGTTGATGTATGAAGGTCCAACACTAAGAACTTTATCAATGAATATGAAATTATTTGCTAGAACTGCAGATGAGGCAACTGATATTAAAAATATTGGCAAAGCATTCAGAAAATCGGCAGTTCCATCATCTAAAAACAATAGATTTATTAAAGTTCCACCTCTTCTTCAAGTTCAATTTATGAAGGGGAGTGATGATAACCCAAACTTACCTAAGTATAGAAGATTTGCTATTACTGCAGTGCAGGTAAACTTTACTCCAGATGGTCAATATACACCATACTATGATGGTAAACTACCTGCAATTGACATTGCATTAGAATTGCAAGAAACTAAGATTATCTTTGCTGAAGATGTAGACAAAGGATTCTAAAAATGTATTTTAATAACGTTCCAAATATAGAATATGATCAAAAACCGATTAGATATCCCTTTTCGGAATCTGATTATGTTGTTGCAAAAAATTTCTTCAGAAGATTTAAAATAAATGATGATATTTTTTCTGATGTAGTATATTTTAATAAGTATACTATTAAAGATCAAGAAAGACTTGACTCAATATCTCTAAAATTTTACGGATCAGTTGAATATGATTGGGTCCTTGTTTTGACTAATAACATCATTAATCCACTATTTGATGTTCCTTTAAGTGAATATACTTTTAGAAAAATTGGGGAAGAAACTTATGGAGTGGAAGGATTTTATTCAGGAATACATCACTACGAAACGTTTGAAGTTCTTGCTGGATATAAAGTAAATGGTATCAATGTAGTCGCATTAGAAAAAGGACTTACCGTAGATAAAGAATTTTATGATGGAACATTTACATACTGGAATGGAACCCAATATGAAACTGAAAATGGCAGTTCTGTGTGCAAAGTGGTAACTAACCTAGAGTATGAACAAACGAAAAACGAAAAAAATAGAGAAATTTTTATTTTAAAAGAAAGATATCTAGAAGCATTTGTATCTGATTTTAAATCTAAAAATTTCTACAAAAAATCGAATGGTTATATTAATAAGAACTTAAAAAAATCAGGAATTTGACGCGACTTTTTTGACAAAAAAATAGCGGGAAAATTTTTCCCGCTTTTATGGAATTGACTAATCCAATTCGTAACACGCTGACCGTGCTAGTTCTGGATTATTTTTTAGTGCTCTCTTTACATGACTATGAACATCTTGTTCTAATGTATGATGTGCTTTGGTGTGAATTACTTCAATCACTCCTAAACACCCAACCAGCAACAGATTAAGCATTGTGACTGGGTGTTTTAGAACTTTAGATATAGTGCTCACTCTTCAGCAAGACGAGCAAAATACGAAAGAGCATCATCATCTTCAACAATTGCTTCTTCTTTAACAGGAGAAGGAGCACTCATTTGCTCACGAAACGAAGAAGGAGCAGAAGTGATATCAGGGTCATTGAAACCACCAGTAGCAACGACTGGTTCATACTCTTCATCATCAACAGATGGTCGGGTAGCAGGACGCTGATTGATACCGAGCACCATGTTCAAGCGTTTCTCAAGATCTTCATAGGACTTGAATTGATCTCTAGCAGTGAATGCTTCCAGGGAGTGCTCAGACTTCCAGATTGCTTCAAGTTCATCATCATCTGCACTAAGAGCAGAGACAGAATCAAACTCGGAAGAATCATAGTTCCAGTAACCTGCAACTTTTTTGATCTTCAGTTTGAAGTTAGCACCTTCCCAAAGGTCAAAAACATTGACAGGAGTTTCATCTTGGAACTCAGGTTGCATAGCAGCAAGAATCTTGTCATGGATTTTCTTACCATACTTGTAGAGGAATACTTTACCCTCGTTCTCAGGTTTTCTGGGATCCTTTACGACAAGAATGTTGCTGTAATACTGAAGCTTACGCTTCTGCTTACGAGCAGTTTCTTTGTCTTCATCAGCACCGCTGTTCCACAGTTGACGATTTACTTCGGCAACAGGATCCTTTTCGGATTGACCCAGAGTGGTGCGAGAGTTTTCGATATACCAACCACCAGGACCTTGAAAAGCGTGGGAGTAGAGTTTTGCCCATGGGACAGTTTCGCCCTCAGGAGCAGGCAGAAAACGAATAACGTAATAAGCATTACCAGCAGCGTCTACTTCTGGTTTCCAGAAACGCTCATCAACAGTTTTATTACTGGTTGATTTTTCCAGTTCTTTTTGAAGAAACTGCAAATTGTTCTGGGACTTACGTTTTAGATCTGCAAAAGACATTTAGATTACCTCGGATTAATTTGGATTTGGTTTGTGTGATGCCCTATCACTCAGTCATTATAACAGGCACAGAGTAGGGCGTCAATCCCCTGTGCCACTTTCGAGTTTGTCCTTCATTGCTTGAACTTTTTCCAACAACTCGTTAAACATTTGCTCAATGGGTGTATCAGGTGTAGCACCTAGCATAACAACACCTTGCTTCATTGTCTCAAGGACAGAGACAGCTTCAGGATCGTCACTCAGTTTGATACGAAAATAAAAAGTCTTCTGTTTTTCAATGAGAAGTTCTAATTTCTCAAAGTAATCCATTTTCCTCTCATCATCAAGGAGGACAAAATTCATAGCAGATCTAAAGCAGAACTGCTGTAGTTCCATCATCTCTTGGATGTCACCACGCACTAATTCAGATTGAAAGAAGCTCATACCAACATTAATTTTGCACGACTTGTTTTTTTCATAAAGTTAAGTTGCTGTGCCTCATGACGAAGTTTTTCCTTCAGAGGTTTGCTAATTAACTTAGATACATTATCTAGTTCAATTTCATTAATCTCACAATAGTGGATAACCGAATCAATATAATTCATTTCGGGATTGTGTAATGCAATCTTCTCCACTTCCTGCGAGAATCTCGCAGATGTCATAAATTTATCCTCTAATAATTGTTTTTTCTCCATATCGTTCTTGGTATTCGTCGATGTAACTCATTAATTTCATAAAGAATTCTTTTTTAGGTGGAAGCACCTTAACTTGAGTCTCTCCGTTCTCACAAGCAACGATAGTTACGAGTTGTTTGACACTCAACCCGTAGTTTTCTTGAAGCATACATGCGTATGCAGTTTCTTGAACAAAGTAGTCGTATAGATATTCTTCGCGCTTAGGTTGTTCTGCTGTCTTAAAATCAATAATAGACAACACTCCATCAAACTCAGCGATACAATCAACGCGCCCTGCAATCTCCAAATGTTTAGAGTAAAGCGCCGCTTCCTGTAAGTAAATATTATTTATACGATCCAAATCACCCCTACTATGATGAAACATCAAGACAGGAAGTGGATGTGCTTTGTATTTTTTTAGGTCTAAATCGTTGTTAAAATAATCCTCAACAATAGAATGATATTTTGTGCCACGACCAGTAGCACGAGTGGATTTAGCATTTGCTGCTTTTTCACCAACACGAGCTCGCCATTTAGCAATACCCGCCATCTTCTTTGCATTATTGCCAATCACAGTGGTGACAGACGGAAATTTATCTCCTGTAGGTGTTAAGTATACACGTTTACCCTCCACCATTTCAGCAGACATTTCAATAGGATCTAGTCCCACATGATTAAACAATTTCATAGACCCAGATTAATTTTATTGATAAGGTAAGATTTGACAATACCAGAACGAACAATATCTTCAATGCCAAATTCAATTAATGAAAATTCAGACATTGCTTGAATAATTCTTTGAAAATCTAGAATTCCTGTGCGTTCTGTTACTTTTTGAAGATCTGTTTGTGCAGCATCACCGCAAAATACAATCTTACTATCTTGTCCAATACGAGTAATGATTGAATCAAGTTCATGGAAGTTCAGGTTCTGACATTCATCAATGATAACGATAGCATTGTCTAGTGTAGTTCCACGAATGAAACTAGTAGACCAGAATGATACTGTTTCTTGTGCTTTTAGATTATCATATAGCATTTCATATGATGCATCATCTGGCATCTCAAACATGGATTGAACCATGTTCTTATATGGTATCTGATATAGAGAAGACTTATCCTCATGGTCACCAGGAAGGAAACCAATCTCCCTAGTAGCGACAAGAGAGCGGACAATATAGATCTTTTCATATGGCGTATACTCATTCAGTACATCTTTAAGTGCTTTGTAAAGTGCAATAAATGTTTTACCTGTGCCAGCAACACCAGAAGCATAAATCATTTGACCTTTGTCCCACTCATCAAAGAACACTTGTTGATTGTGAGTAAGAGGTTCGATAGGAAGCATGTATGCTTCATCTATAGGTTTACGACGTTTCTTTTGCTTAGCAGTCATACCTTGTCCAGGTGCTTTAGTAGTCTTCTTTCTTGGTGCCATAATCAGTAACGATATTTTTGTGTGATACTACGGTTGTTTCCGAGTGCTGCTTGAGGAACAATTTTGTTCTTCATGATGTCTGCAAATCCAGGATGAGTTTTACCCATCTTGTCTCTCCAATCACCAACTTCTCCTGCACCAGCACAACCTTTAGACCAATCTTTATCCCAGTCAGGATTTTTATCCTTCCAATCAGAGTATTCTTTCATAGTCATGCGAAGTTCTTGGGTTTCCCCAGTCTTTAAATTTTTAACTGGATAAGTCGGCATCTTCTTCCTCCTTTACTTTATTAAATCCAAATGGACCTTCTGATTTTTCTTCTAGTGCTGTCTTCAATGCAACACCACCAATTGCTTCCATAACTTTGAGAATTTGCTCTGGTTTAGCATCCTCTCCAAGTTCTTTAGCAACATACCAATACTTAGGCCAAAAAGTTTCTCCTGCTTTTTGATAATCGTCTAGTGTCAAAAGTTTCATTGCCATTCTAATGCCTCCGCACAAATAGGGAACTGTTCTGCAAACACACGTTTAGCATCTAGTGCAATATCCATGTGTTCTTTCTGAGTTCCATTAGCAGAACGCAGAGTTATATAATGTATCCATGACCGAACTGAGCCTGTCATGTAAATTTTAGTAGGAACTGCCAAAGGTAACACAAAACGAGCACATTCCTTTGCCACACCACGGGAAAGCATCTCACGATAGAGATCCATTCCTTCATCAAAGTGACGTTGAATTAGAATCTGAAGATGCTGTCTTTCAAACGGATCAATGTCATCAATACTATTCTGACGGTTCTTAGTATCCTGCCGACGAATATCAAAAAGAGGAATCTTTTCTGCCAACATAGAACTGTCAGCATACCGTTGAGAAAATTCCTGAAATGTAAATGATCTATGCCTTAGGATTTGAGCTGCGATTCCCCTGGTAGTCTCAATCTCCAGGGTCATGTGTGCTTGCTCAAAGACACTCCAGTGGTCGTGTTTGATGCAATAGGACAGTAGACCTGCAACCTTAGGATTCTCCTGGTTGTTCGGGTTGCTCACTCTCGCTACGTAACCCATCATTTTCTCCGCTTCGGGAGTTACTGTTACTAATTTCACTGAATTCATTACTAAATCCTTTCTCCTGTTTGCGTCGTATTTGTTTTGCTTTTAATGCTACTTTAGCACGAACCAACTGCATTGCTATGTATTGCAGTTCCCCATCTGAATAAAGATTAGGATTTTTTTTCGCTTCTTTTAATGCTCGTTTTGCTAATCTAATTTGATCTTTTAGTCGGGTCATAATACGCTTTGTAATAGGCAACAATACCATCTGTTCTTACGTTTCCTTGGGATACCCAATCATGGATACATTCATAGATGCTTTGGTTGCTATAACGTGGTGATCCATCAGAGCAAATTTCTGACCCAAACTTTTTTAGTAGAATGTTTAGTCCTTGTGTTCTTGTGTCCATGCGTTCATCACTATAGCGCCAATCAGTCTGGATATCCGTCATCGTCTCCTCCATCATAGTTAAATCCAAATCTATCAGTATCTTGCTGCAATACTTTGTATGCAGAAGTATCAGAATAAACTTCACTCTCTAGTGCATTGACTAAAGACTTCATATTTTTGACGATGAGTTTAAGTCTTTCTCTATCCATATTTAGATTACAGATGTGACCAGTATAACATAAAAAAAGAGGGGTGGCAACCCCTCTCCATATTTTTATTCGGTTAGCATCAATACAGAGTTAAGAGGTCCGTTAAGTGTTCCTCGGTTCTTATAATCCTTTGCAACCTTGTCCCAATTATGACCAACCTTGCTTCCAGTTTCATCATTCATATACTTATCAATCCAGTAAAGAATGAACGAGACTGTCCTGTCCATATTATCCCAACGGGTATCTTTACAAACTGTAGGATCCTTGAACATACCACCAGTCTTCC